TTTGATGAGGGACCACCGTGTCTTGGTCTGATATGTGGCGACATAGAAAGGACGAAAGAAAAGCTACCAGACGAAAGAGACAGATTTTTATATAACTATATGGTGTTCGCCAAAAGAAAATATCCAGATCAATGGGAAGATAAAGTTTTACAAAAAGCAAGAGACTACATTAAATACGATAACATTTGGGGTGATGATAAAGTAAAATCAAAGATAAAAGCATGGAAGGGTGACACTGCAGGTTACACTTGTAATGAAGATCCAATACAATCTAAATGTGCTAAGAGCATATGCTTACGTAGAAAGTATGGTGTAGGTAAACAATTAAATGCATCATGGCCTGAAATAATAAGTGTAACAAAAATGGATTACAGACCACATCCAAAATTTTTTTTATATGTTAAACAGCCAAGCGGTAAGATAAAAACTATTAATGCTAAGACTGTAAAACAAATCATAGAACAAAGAGAATTAAGAGCATTGATTGCAGAACATACGAATATTGTACCACCACCAATCAAAGCAAAAGACTTTCAAGATATAGTTTCTGAATTGTGGTCACAACTAAATGTGGAAACACCGGATCCAGAATCACAACCTGCAGGTATATTGTTCAGACATCTAAAAGAATATCTAAACGATGTAAGAACTTCAACATTAAATGGATTCAAAAGTGGATCTGTATATGTAGAAGACGACAAAGGATATTTTTTGTTTTATAAATTTTATGAAGAGCTGAAGAGAAATGAATGGCGTATGGATGAAAACGAAACAAAGACTATGGTTGTTGATGTATTCAAAGCAGATAGTAAACAAAAAAGAATTGGTAAAGGTAATGCTATTAGATGTATGGAAGTGGACATGAAACAATTTGAAGAAGATGAACCACCTGAAGAGATAATAGAGTTTGATAAAGAAGAGGATATAGTATGATGAGAGATGATCTAATGGTACAACAGCAGGTGGAGAACGTATGGCAACATATGGTAGGTGTCATCTGTCTGAACCAGACAGGACGTAAGAAAGTAAAAAAAATATTACCATCTTTCTTTCAAAAGTTCCCAACTCCAGAGGCTTTATTACAGTCAAATAAGGAAGTAATTGCAACACTTTTACAAGAATTAGGTATGAAATATGTACGATCTCATAGGATATGGAGAATGACAGAGGAGTATCTTTATTGGGATGGTAAAGATGCTACAGAATTATTTGGTATAGGTAAGTATGGTAGTGACAGCTACAGAATATTTTACAAAAACGAAATACCAGACAATGTACAAGACAAAGAACTAAGAAGATATATTAAGGAAGAACTGTGATTTATAAATATTTTGGACCACCTGGAACAGGTAAAACACATAGACTTATAAATAGAGCAAAAGCATATGTTAAGATAGGAACACCATTACATAAGATAGGTTACTTTGCATTTACTAGAAAAGCTGCAAAAGAAGCGAGAGAAAGAATGCCCATAGATGATAAAAAATTAGAACATTTTCAAACACTTCATTCATTTGCTTACAACACACTTGGTTTGAATGAAGAAAATATCATGCAACCATTTCACTACGAAGACTTAGGAAAAGAATTGGGCATCAGAGTAAAATATTCTGATAAATATAATGATGAAGAAACACATTTTTTAACATGCAATGATCCATATTTTCAAATGATAGGTAGAGCAATCAATAGAGATGTGAGCATTAGAGAAGAATTTGATCGTAATGAACATGACAGAAAACAGATTAGATGGTCAACTTTAAAACATATCTATGATAATTTTTTAAAATATAAAAAAAATTATAGGCTAAATGATTTTAACGATATTATTAATAACGTACTAAACAAAGTTCCTGAATTCGATGTGGTATTTATTGATGAGGCACAGGATTTATCACCATTACAGTGGAAACTGTATGATAAATTAAAAGAAAAAAGTAAGGACGTTTATCTTGCAGGAGACGATGATCAAGCTATCTTTGCTTGGGCTGGTGCAGATGTTAGTAGATTTATAAAAGAGTCTGCAAAAGAAAAAATATTAAATAAATCTAAACGAATATCAAGAATAGTGCAGGAAGAATCTAAAAAACCAATAGAACGTATATCAGGCATCAGGAAACAAAAAGATTATCTAGCAAGAGATTATGAAGGTGAATGTAAATACATTGCAAATCTAGGTCAGATAGATTTGACAGAAGGTAAATGGTTAATATTAACAAGGACCAAGAATCAATTATTAGAACTAATGAAGGAAGTTAGAAAGAAAAATTTATATTATCAAAGTAATAAAGGTAAGAGCTACAAAGTAAGATTATACAAAGCAGCTAAATTGTATACTGATTGGACAAAAGGTAAAATTTTAGATGAAAAAGAAGAGAAAGAATGTAGTGACTTTATGGGTAATGAATTATTCAACAGAACTAAAAATTGGTATGATGTTTTTATTGCAGCTCCAGAAAAAGAAAAGAGATACATAAGAATAATGTTAGAAAACGGTGAAGATTTAGATGCAGATGCAAGAATATTTATGTCTACAATTCACGCTATAAAAGGTGGCGAAGAAGATAACGTAATTTTATCATTACATCAAGGGGATAAAATACAAAAATCTATAAAAAGAAGTGTTGACAAAAGAGATGAAGAGGAGCGAGTTTGGTACGTAGGAATTACAAGAGCACGTAATAATTTATATAAACTTAAATCAAAAATAAAAAGAAAGGAGTACAGATTAAGATGACAAGTAAAGATATATTTAAAGATGCATTTCCACAAGATAAACAAATAGGAGGATCGCATTACAAACTTTTTACGATTCAGCCTTATGAATTTATTTCTAAGAATGACCTTTCATTCTTTCAAGGGAACGTTATAAAGTACGTGTGTCGTTATTTAAATAAAAATGGCACAGAAGATTTAGATAAAATTATTCACTATTGTGAATTAGAAAAAAAGAAATTGAAAGATGCCAAAAAGAAGTAGAATAGAAAAGACAATAATTGTAGCAAAACATAAATTTAATTTAGAAATTTATTTAGCATTGGAAGGACACAAAGACATATGTTGGGAAATATATCCTCATGATTATAATGCAGCGATGTATGCGTTTTCTAACAAAAATAGATTAGCAAAATTAATTGAATCTAAACATATATATCAACCTAAAATATGATACTACCAGATACAGAATGGCTGATGCCAACAGAATATCCTGATCTTAGATCTTATCCTGAGATTGCAATTGATTTGGAAACAAGAGATCCAGAATTAAAATCAAAAGGTTCAGGCTCTGTGATTGGCATGGGTGAGATAGTTGGATTTGCTGTAGCTGTGGAAGGGTACAAAGGATACTTTCCTATCGCACATGAAAATGGACCCAACATGGATAGAAAGAAAACCATAGAGTGGTTTAAAGATATTTGTGAATCACCTGCTACAAAAATATTTCACAATGCGATGTACGACGTATGTTGGATACGTAAATTAGGTATAAAAATCAATGGTTTAATACTGGATACCATGATTGCATCATCGCTAATTGATGAGAATAGATTCTCATACACACTAAATACTTTATCATGGCATCATCTATCAAAAGGTAAGAATGAAAAAAAACTTATAGATGCAGCGAAGGAAAGAGGATTAGATCCAAAGGCAGATATGTGGAGACTACCTGCAATGGAAGTTGGAGCATACGCTGAGAAAGATGCTGAGTTAACTTTAGAGCTTTGGCAGAAGTGTAAAAAAATTATTATTGAAGATCATCTGCAGGAGATCTTTGATCTAGAGACAGATCTGTTTCCTTGCCTGGTCGATATGCGATTTCTTGGCGTGAGAGTGGACGTTGAAAAAGCTCATAGAGTGAAACAAGACCTACAACTACAAGAAGAGATGTTACTGTTACAAATAAAAAAAGAAAGTAACATAGATATTCAGCTAATGGCAGCAAGAAGTATTGCCACACTTTTTGACAAATTGAAATTACCATATTCCAGAACTGCAAAATCAGACGAACCATCATTTACTAAAAACTTTCTTGTTAATCATCCACATCCTTTGGTGCAGAAGATAGCACAGGCAAGAAAAATAAACAAGGTGCGTACAACTTTTATAGATTCTATTTTAAAATATGAACACTGTGAAAGAATACACTCTGAAATAAATCAGATTAGATCTGATGATGGTGGTACAGTTACAGGTAGATTTAGTTATGTGAATCCTAATCTACAGCAGATACCAGCCAGGGATCCGGCAACAGGGCCTTTGATTAGATCTTTGTTTATACCTGAAGAAGGTATGAAGTGGGGTTGCTTTGACTACTCGCAACAGGAACCAAGACTTGTTGCACACTATGCTTTGAAATTTAGATTAGCATCAGTCAATCCAATTGCAGATTCATACGAGAATGATCCATCAACAGACTTTCATAGAATAGTTGCTGAAATGGCAGAGATACCAAGATCACAAGCTAAAACAATTAACCTAGGTTTATTCTATGGTATGGGTAAAGCAAAACTACAAGCAGAATTAGGTGTTACAAAAGAAAAGTCAGAAGAATTATTTAACAAGTATCACAACAAAGCACCATTTGTAAAACAACTGATGAACAAAGTAATGTCAGCTGCACAAGACAAAGGTCAGATAAAAACTTTACTTGGCAGACGTTGTAGATTTCCAAAGTATGAACCTGTATTAAGAGGCAGAGAATGGGGTACGTTTGTACCTGCAGAGGATCACGAAAGAATGTTAGAACTACAACAGATGGGTCCAGACATATTAGATGAGGATGGAAATAAAACTGGTAAAAAAAATTATTGGTGGAAAAACCCTGCAAGAAGAGCATTTACATACAAAGCTTTGAATAGATTAATTCAAGGATCTGCTGCTGACATGACAAAGAAAGCAATGATAGAATTACATAAAGAAGGAATCACTCCACACATACAGGTACATGACGAGCTAGACATATCAGTAATTAATGATTTAGAAGCTGCAAAAATAAAAGATGTGATGGAAAACGCAGTTGACTTGGAAGTACCTAATAAAGTAGATTATGAGTCTGGACCAAACTGGGGTGAAATAAAGTAATGTACTATGTCTTATTTAAATGCTAACATACCGCCGATTTATTGTAAGATAAGAAGGGAGTATCTCTATGATCTTAAAAAACATAAAGGAGAAGCTGTTGACTGTGTTGTCTTTGGCATTGCTTCTATATCAGGGCGTGCGATATTGTTTCATTGCATGTTACCGAACGGTGCGGTCTTTTATAGATTACCTATTAGTGCTTTTTTTCAAAAAGAATTCGAACGACATCAAGTGCCAGATATGCGAGTGGATCAACTCCAATTGTGGAATTGTTTTAGTTATTGGCCTAGTGTTCATGTTTTTGATTGGTTGGCTGGTATAAATGGCAAATTTATTGGAAAAGATAAAAAATTCTATCATGGTGAATATCTTTTTACACTTGACTGGGCACATCCAGAGACTAATATATTAAACACGGAACATTCTGAGATACCGCAGGAGCATAAGTGTGCTCACATAATTGCTTTGAAGAATGGTAATTATGCAGCTCAGCCGAACAATAGAATTATTTGGCATGTCAATAGCTACACTACAGAGAATGATTGGCCAGACTATAAGGTACAAACAACATACTGGGATGTAGAAGGAGACGATTGGGTGACAGAGGATTCAGATAAAATGTTTTATGAGATTGAGGAGAATAAAAATGGAAAATAGCG